GTCGATTGCCTTGTCGATGATTGCCAAGCGGCGCAGCATCTCTTCACGCTTACCGTCTGGCAGATTAAGGATGCGTTTGCGGTTGTCGTCCAGAAAGCCAGTGCAATTCCAGCAATCGCGGCCTGTTTTCTCGCCAAGACCATATCCAGGCGGCATATCCGCACCAACCTGCGCCAGATAATCGAACACCTGCTTTTCGGTCCAATCCTCAATCGGCATGATGTACTCGATGCCGTCGATAATCTGCCCATTCTTGGACGTTGACTTGCGCCTGTCGTCCATCCTCTGACCCTTGATGATCTTCGTGCAGCCCAGATCCTTGATCCCTTGATATAGAGGTATCCAGATGTTGATCGCGCAGCACTCAAGGCACGATTGCATCGTTGGGCCTTCATTCCCGCTGATCGCCTTGCCCAGAGCCGTGTTTTCAATCGGCAAAACGTCAACCGGCCATCCTCTTTCCGCAATGTTTGCAGGCTGATCCGATTTCAGATGGATGAAATGCGGCAACCGCTTTGACCAGCGCTCCATATAATCCAGCATCTCAGGATAGGATGCCCCGGTGTCCAGCCAGACAACATAGAGATCATCCCACCGCTCACGATAGAGATAGAGGCAGGCAAGGCTATCCTTGCCGCCCGAGAACTGGAGCGCTGTATCAATCACAGTGATGCCAATCCGGCCATGATCGACACGGCAGACGATGCAGCGCCAAGGCCCGTCAGCAATGGGTTGCTCTGCTGCCCTGGGCCTGTCTGCGTGTTGGTCTGACCATACGGGGTTGCACCCAGAGCCTGGATCGGGATCTGAAGCTGTTGGATGGGGAATTGCTGGGCCTCACGATAAGCTTGCTGGGCCGCATCAAGTTCAGCCTGCTGCTGAGCCTGCAAGAGAGACTGAGCCGTCAGCGCCCCTGTCTGCCCCGTCAGATATGCTTCCTGTCCAGAGCCAGCCAATCCTCCAAGCGTCTGCGCACCTTGGATGCCTATCTGGGCGCCAGACAGACCAGCCTGCTGGTTGAGCCGCTGAGCCTCCATCGCCCGCGTAATGTCAGCCTGCGCCGCTGTCTGCGCCTGACCATAATTTTGCGCCATCAACTGAGCCGCCAGTTGCCCGGCCTGCTGTTGCGCCGCGGCATTTACAACGCCTTCTTGAATGGCCTGACGCGATCCGCCGAAAGCCTTGGCCTTGATTGCAGCGTCATAGGCTTGGTTTAGCCCGGTCAACCGCTGCTGGTTTAGCACATCGAGCGATGTCCCAAGAACCGCCTGCGTATAGGGGTTCATGTATTGAGACAGATCCGTCTGCGAGAGCTGCCCTGGCTGGACCTGCGTTGGCCGATACCCGCCAGCCTGTGCCGCAAGTTGCTGGGCATAGGCAAAGGCAGGCTGCGACATGGCCGCATTCTGCGTGATGTTTCCAACCACCTGCTCTGTCCCAGGCGTGAGCCCAGCCACTCGCTGGCCGGTGTATGGGCCGAGCATGTTTGCCGACACATCATAGGCCGCAGCAAGGTTTCGCTGACCAGCTTCCTGCACCCACTGCGGAAGCTCTGTCTTATTCGTAACTGTCTGTGCCTGCGGTGCGCTCTTACCCATGTGTCATCTCCATAATAGGCAGAGCATGAGAAATGCCCGTTTTATGCCAGCCATATTTGGGCAGAACCTTGCTCCAGCCCACTCGTCCACTCATCTCGATAAACTCGCAGCCCATGTCCTTCGCCATCTGGATCAACTGAGGCTGCATCGTCATCGCCTCGTCCATATCGCCAAAGACCAAGAAAACAGTCATCGCCCGCTTACGAGGATACTGGCTCACCATCGTCACAACGCCAGAGTTCTCCTTCCAGAGCATCTGCATCTGGCCGGATTGCAAAGCTTCAAACACGTCTTCGACCGTATGTGTGTTTCCACCATGATCGAGCGCAATCTGAAGCTTAGTAATTAGGAGCGCCTGTTTGTCCAAGTGGCACCAGCGTTGTTGTGAGAGTTCCCGTGTTTCCTACCGTTACCTTATACACTGATCCGTTTGGCGACTGAAGCAGGATGGAATCCGTCACCTCGATGGTGGAAACCGTCCTGCTGAAGATCCGGTCGATGGCCGCGAATGCCCTGACAAAGTAGTCCGGCTCATATTTAGCCGGTGCTGGCGGGAGATTAGCCTTCATCGACCGCCTCCACTTGATAGATCAATGCGCATCTCGCCAATGCTCCACTCGGCATCCTGTGTGGAGGCGATCTTCACACGGAAGTCACGCCCGGTCACCCTGGTATCGCAGTAACCGTCTGATCGCGGGCTGAACGGTCCAGAGGTGTATTCCGTCCCCTCAGGCGTGAAGCTGCTGAAATACGTCAGTTGGGTACTGGCATATCCATAGCCGCTGTCCGTGATCGTCTGCTTTACATGGGCAAGCGTTGATCCGTTGGTAACATTGATGCTGGATGTTTCTGCATAGCGGCCAGTGGTGATCGGGGTTCCAGCAGCCGTCCACCCATTCTCTTGGAAGTAGAGTTCGCCAGCACTGTCGCCGGTCATTGGATATGAATAGATCCCGGCTCCCTGTGCCGCTGTACGTTCCATCTCGCCAATGGACCACCAGTTTTCTGCATAATTATAGCAGACATACAGGTTTGGGTTATCCTCGCCATCTGCTGGATACCAGAACCAGACTTCTGGAAAAACGCTGTTGTCGGCCCCGTGCGTGTAGAGGATGCCCGCATCAGGGTCGATGTTGTCAAAGACATAGGAGCCAACATCGCATGGCAGAGGCTTCACAACGCCGCCGTCATAGAGCCAGAAGCCTTCTTTCCCCATCCAGATGCAGCGACCGGCAAACGTGGCGAAGGATCTTGGTGCGATCAAGCCGCAGCCAAATCCAATGCGCTCGATGGCGTAGATGTAGGGCAGACCGATGTATCGCATCAGCCAGGCTTCATCTTCGGTCCAGATCAGGGTGCCTTCGCGGACTGCCGCACACATGATGATTCCGCTGGCGGTGTCCAGATCGAGGTATCCGGAGGTTATCGTCGTGTCGGCATAATCCCAGTTGGTGTAGTCCTCAGAAGCAGACCATGCGACCCGGCGATTGTTGCCGCCTGCCCCGATCAAGACTGCATGGCGTTCTGCGGTAACGATGACGCCACGGTTGTTCAGCGGAGGAAGATCAGCAGCAGCAGACTGCGCCACGCCGCCTGTTCCAGAGGCATTTGTGCCTGAGTTAGCATAGGTAAACGATGAATCAGTTGGAACCGTTGCGATCGTAAACGTCCCATTCATCGAACTGATGCTGGTGCCGACAATTGTCACAGACTGCCCAGCAATAAATCCATGATGATGGTCTGTGGTGATTGTTATGACGTTGGACGCCCTGACAGCAGTTGCGATGTCATTGTAGCCAACAGGGTGCGCCTGATCTTCCCCCTCGCCATAATGCAGCAACCGGCCATCGCTTGATGCAACAGCCAGAACATCGCCGCCCCAGTTGTCAAAGGTCCACGAGAAAGACCCATAAAAAAAGGCAGACTGCGGCCTTGGATAGGTGGCATCAGTATCATCACCATAAAGCAAAGTTCCATAGTTCCAGGCGCCATAGCCGCCGACTGATCCAGCATCCTCGCCAACAAAGTTGGCAGGCGTGACGTCTGTATAGATTGCACCCTCCAACGCATAGAGAGTGTCACCGCAGCCAACCATCGTCAGGTTTGTTCCTGCATTGGTTGTCCATGAGAACAAGGCGCGAGGGGTGCTTGCAAGAGGGGTTGCAGTAATGCGCTGCCATCCGCCAACAGGAAGCAGCTTGTTAGAGCGCCACCGCACCAGATTGGCATCCCAATAGCGCCCCTTAACCTGCAAAGGCGTGGCTGTCTTTACGACACCAGGAGGAATGGTGATTGGTGCAAGTGGCATATCAAGTTGGCTCCTCGACAGGCTTTGAAGGTAACACATTTTTATCTGGCTGAATAATAGCCGTCGATGTTTTCCGGTCGATTACAAGAACACCTTCGCAGCACACATTCCATTGTTCACCGTCCCGCTCATCCCACACCGGAACTGTTATGCTCAAGTGTTTGAACAAGCGTTCTTTCCCATCTTCGAACACGCGCCAAACATGTTCTTCTGTACCTCTTCCTGGTTTCCCTCGCGTCTGGTTGAACCTGATACAGAACTTGCTCAAATCACCTCAACTTCTGTCGCAGCACAAGCCGTTGGCGCGGCATTCTGTACGCTGACATTGAAGTGAATAAAACGCATGGGCTTGTTTGCTGCATGGCGCGTAAACGAGTGCGCCAGCCAAGCATTGGCAAACATGACAGTGCCAGCTTCAGGCACAAAGTTGATCATGTTGGACGCCGCAGTTGCTTGGGACATATCCTTCTCAGGCAAATTTAACTGAACCTTGCCAGCCTTTGGGTCATGGAACACAACCCGTGAACTGTTCTCAGGAACGTCAATAAAATAGAATCCAACGATCTGGGAACCGTAACCATGCACATGCTGTTCCATCGCAGAATGCTTGTGATGCTCCTGACACCAGAACTCCGTGAAGTAGGTGTTGAAGTGCTGCATGGCATAACCTTGGATGTCCAAGATTTCCCATGCCGACTGCGCGATGAAGTTGGCAAGATCAAGCATTCTCGGATCATCATTGAGATTGCCCGTCATAATGACCGGATAAATGTCATCCAGCTTCTTAATCTCTTTCTTCTTCTGCGCAATTGCTTCGCTCACAACCTTCTTGGCTATGGGAAGAAACTGCGGAGCCTTGATGCTATAGATCAGCGTCGGAAAGTGCCAGAAAGCTTCCATCTTCATTTCTGTCGATGGTTCTTTCTCTGGCGCTTCACTTTCTCCAAGCTGGCTAACTTTGCACATCATTACCCCCTTATGATGTAGGTTTTGGACAGACCCAGCGGCAAGTTTGAACATTTAACGTGCAGGCTGGGTCAGGTTGCGGCGGAATAAACGCATCTAATACTGGGTCATATGTATATCCAATGCTTGCGTAATTCTTGCGAAAGTTTCTGTTGTAGCTGGTTTGCTTCCAGACAGTCGTATCTCCAAAAATAGACTGCATGAACGCAATGCCAATAGGCTCACTCTCCGGAAATGGAAGATTGTCTATCGTGTCATTGTTGACAGCAAGAACTTGAAGGACGATGGAAGCATCATCAAGTTGTGCGAAGTATGCCATGTTGTCCTCCTTATATTTTCAAAGTGCCAGTGCCTGTAAACTTGTAAACACGGTAGCCGCCTGTGCATGTAAATGTTGGCGAGCCGGTTGTAGTCGCTGTGGCAAATGTATTGGGGTAACGCACCCAAACAATACCGCTGCCACCGCCAGCACCACCGCCACAATTCATCCTATTCCCACCGCCGCCGCCGCCAGTGTTTACTGTCCCGCATACCGGACTGTTGCTGATGCAACCTCCACGGCCACCGCCACCAGAACCGCCAGCAGCTAGGCCGGAATCCCCGCCGCCACCGCCGCCGCCGGAATACGTTCCGCCGAAAGTCGCGTTAGTTGATCCAGCTCCACCAGCCCCACCACTAGCGCCGCTAGTATTTGCCCCTACAGCACTAGCGCCGCCACCGCCGCCACCTGTATAGTTGGTCGCACGAGGAGGGCGATCTCCACCGGCATTTCCTTGTCCAGAAGTTCCTGCGCCACCCGTGTAAGTTACAGATGAATTGTTTCCACCGCCGCCGCCGCCAGACCCACCGGGTTGCCCGTTGCTACCATTATTCTGATTCGCGCTTGTATTGCCGCCGCCGAGGCCGCCTCCGTAAGACGTAACAGTAGATATTCCAGTACCAGAAATTGACGAGTTAGTTCCGCATCCTCCACCTGCACCAACAGAAATAGTGTAATTGATTTTTGTACTTGCAGATATTGATCCGCTTAGATAACCGCCGCCGCCGCCGCCGCCACCGCCATAAATACTACCACCACCTCCACCGCCCGCAACAACAAGGTAACAGAAGGTGACGGGTTGCGCACTAGCCCCACCAGCAATGAAGAAGTTCTTCGCGGCAAACATTATGGGGTGTATCCTTGTGACGCGCTGCCGTACCAGTTCGTCCCGTCAGCGACGAACGTGAGGATGTCCATCTTGCCAGCGGTGGCAGTGATTGTGGGGGCGCCTGAGCTATTCCACTTGACGCTGGTGAATGTAGCCGTGCCGTTGCCGGTGGTTGCCGCCTGCTTCAGGAGCAAGATGAACGACTTGCCAGCGGTCGCCGTGGGCATCGTGAACGTGCAGGCGGTTGAGGCAGTCAGGGTCGCGGTCTGGACGGTCCCGCTTGTCAAACTAAGCGTGTTTGACGTTGTGACCGTTCCAATTGCAACTACGCTCTCAACATAGCTTGTGATCGTTGGGTTGGTAACGGTCGGAGATGTCCCCAGAACAACTGCACCTGTGCCAGTGCTGGTTGTGACGCCAGTTCCGCCATTGGCAACCGGCAACGTCCCTGCCACGCCTGTTGTAAGAGATAGCCCAGTGACATTTGTCATCACGCCGGAAGCCGGTGTCCCAAGTGCAGGCGTTGTCATCGTTGGGCTTGTCAGTGTCTTATTGGTAAGCGTCTGCGTTCCTGTTAGCGTCACATAACTGGCAAACCCAGCACCGGAGATTGTCCCGGCAACACTCAGCGTCCCGGCAACACTGAGCGTCTTTCCAGCGCCAACATTCAACCCAACGGATGTTCCGGTGCCTGCTGCTGCAAACAAGGCATCAACCGCATCCCAATCCGCATTTGTCTTCGTCCCCCAGGTGTCACGGGATGCGCCCACCTCTGGTTTTGTCAGATTTAGATTGGTTGTATATGAATCGGCCATTGGTTAGCTCCTACGCAGCCTTCTGCCATGTTGTTGTCGGTGGCGGTATATCATCCCAACTGTTGGCAGGTGGCGCTATATTGTTCCAAGTGCTGACGGGTGGCGTAATAGATCCCCAAACGCTGACAGGCGGTGCGATGTCGTCCCACTCGTCAACCGGCGCAGGGATAGGCTGCCAACCAACATCTTTTCCTTCCGCCGATACTACACAAGTTCCTGCCGCTGATCCAGCACTAGCCGCAGTCGCCCGCAGAACGCCTTCCGCCGTGCTGGTTCCTGCTGCCGAGCCAACCATGATGGCGGTGGCTGCAAGGACGCCGGATGCCGTGCTGGTGCCTGCTGCCGAGCCAACGCCGGTGACAAAGTTAATCCCGTCGCCGACTGCCGATGCCGTCGATGTACCTGCGGCAGACCCAACAGCCACGATGATTGTGTTGCTGTTTGCCGCTGCCGTTGAGGTTCCTGCCGCCGAGCCAACTGCTTGGAAGATAAGAGCGCCAACCGCCTGGACCGTTGATGTTCCAATGGCTAACCCAGCCGCCGATGCGATTGCAATATCAACAGCCTGGGCAGTTGATGTTCCTGCCGCAGATCCAACCGCCGCCGCAATTGGAGCCGCAACCGCCTGAACAGTTGATGTTCCAGCCGCCGATCCAACAGATGCAGCAATCGGGGCTGCAACCGACTGGACAGTTGATGTTCCAGCCGCAGACCCAACGGATGCCGCAACAGAAGTCCCGGCGGCATCCGCCGTTGAGGTTCCAGCCGCAGACCCAACTGCTTCGAAGATCTGGGTGCTAACCGCCTGAACTGTCGATGTCCCAACCGCAGAACCAACGCCAGACGCAATGATTTCACTGGTTGCTGATGCTGTCGAAGTTCCCGCGGCAGATGCAACGCCAGACGCGATGACTTCGCTAACCGCCGCTGCCGTCGATGTCCCTGTGGCTGTTCCAACGGACTCAGCCGCAGCCGCCTGCTGCGCCGACCCCGAGATGGGAAAGGCGGCAATTGGTTGCGCTGCAATGCCGAAGTCAGCCATTTAGATCACCTGATCTGTTCAGCCAGATTGTACCATTTCCCCAGACTTGACGCTAACTTCCGCCACCCTACGGCTCCAACCTTTGCCATAGGTCTCAAATGTTGGAAGGCGTCTCAGGAAGTCCATCCGCATGTCGCAGAGCGCATCCGCCGTTTCCTTGGGGTCGCAAACCTTAATGGCCTCCAGCGATTTAGGCCCGATCACGCCATCCGCCGTCACCCCGGCAATCTGTTGGAGATACTTCGAAGCCCAG